TTTTCTTGTTCTATATGTAGGTCATCTCGACCAACTTGGTCTAATGCATCACCAGCAAAATCCTCTGGCAACAATAATCCTTCTTCAATAAATGGTGCTTCTGATATTTCTGTTGTTACAATATATGGTGTATTTACATTTGCATCAGTTGGCATCGGTGTAGTATCTATCTGAACCAATTTCTGTGCCACAGGATTGAATGATGTAAATGTATAATTGGTGCTAGAACTAAATGACTGAATAGGCAAGTTAGAAACAAAGTTGCCGTTAATATTTTTTAATTGTAATAGGTTGTTATTAAATGATACTACTTTACCTGTTGCAATTGCCAAAGGTGCAGAGTAACCTTGATATACTGTTTCACCAATCTGATATGTTCCAACACCTGAATTTGGATTCATAGTAAATTGTATTACATCATCTTCGGTAATTTGATTATAGATTGATGTGATTGAATGTGTAATTGGACCACCAGCTTCTGATATTTTTCCGTAGATGTAACCTTTAACAGTAAATGTTAATGTCCAAATAATGACACGAGTATCTCTTTCGTAACCACCTTCATAGTCAATATCTTGTGATGTTGAATTTAATACAACAGGAACTTCTTTAACGATACCCATTTCAGGTATCATATTAAGTTTCATTGTATAGTCTGGTGTAAAGTATGAAAGAATATGTTCAATGATTTGTGTACCATCTTCAATGTTTCTTACATACAGATACAAATTAAAATCAAAATTATATGGTACTGGATTGTATTGTGAAATTAATCCTGTAGATGTTTGTGCAAACTGTTTAACATTGGTGTTTAATTTTCTAGAAGTATCATAATTAAAACCAAGTAACTCAAACGACATTTTTGGTAATGTAATCTGTGTTTTCTTATCTAAATGTGGATCAGTTTCTAAACGAGTAACATAAGTTTCTTTTGGTGCATACACAATTGGCACAATCATCCGCTGTGCTTCAGAGTAATCTGGATTATACCGCACTAAAGTAATATCATTGAATAGGTTACCAAAACCTACCACATACTTTCTTAACGCACGGTTATAAAATATATTAGCCATTAGATACTACCAAAAGGATTTGTTTCAGCAAAATTCACAATTGAATTTGCATTTTGTTCAATAATATAATTATCATAGGTATCATCTTCTACATTGTCACTTAATGGGTCATATGAAGATAGTCTATATTGTGCATTACTTGTGGCACCAACAACTTTAAGTGGGCCACCTTCAATGAATTCACCGGCAATATTAGAAACTGATAACGTGTTGGCCGTAGAAGTATTGGCACCACGAACCCATGATTGCACAATGGCCACGGCAGTTGCATTGGCCTGTGTATTGGCAGTTGATTGATAAACAATTTCACCGTATTGGTAGTCACCTGTACCGGCACCAAGATTGAGTTCAATAGTGTATGATGCCTGTGTGGCAGCATCATCAATATCTCTGACACCAGTAGCAATGAGTTCACTGGAGAACTTGAATTTCTCTAAGTGTAATTCATAAAAATATGGTGCTGGTCGACCAAGCATATAGAAGTCTTTATCTTGGTCGGTAAATGTAATCTCATACAATTCACCTGTGCCATTTAAAAATGGAATCCAAATTAAATCACCTTCTCGTGGTCTTTGAAAAGTATTCTGTGGTACTCTTTGAGAAAATGTTCTCTTGGTTAAAAGTACCTTAGTATGGTTCTTAATCTCAAGACCAAACTTTGAAAAGAATTCTTTTTCGCCGGTATAGTTGAGTGCCTCTGAAAGATACATCTCAACAGGAAATGCCGATTGAAACTTCTTAACTGGATCTTCACCAAACAATAAATCACGAGCCACATCGTTGTCATTAGGCAGATACATTCCATCAAATCCTTGGATTTGAATTGATTCCACAATAAGGTCTTCCACCAACCTTTGTTCGGTGTATCGTGAATCGTAATTGTTGAAATATTGGGAGGTGGCGATTTTAGGTACCTACTGTTTTTTTCTGTTTAATGTTTTAGGTTCATTAGAATTTTAACTTAATTCATCATGAATTCCAAAGTTCCGCCGTAAGAGTTCTCCATATCTTTTTCAAGCTCTGCTATTTCATCTGTGGCTTCTTTGAAGATATCATCACCGTTTAATACAACACCACCTGGTAATTGTATACCACCAAATTTTTTAAGATTGGAACCCCATTGTTGTTTAATCAAAGCAGTTGCATATCGTTTTAACCAACGGTCGTCCCACACTCGACTGTATACTGTAGGATTAATAATGGTATAACAATCAATAATAACTGGTTGGCCAACTGGAGCTTCTTGGTCACCCCATGCCCAATCAGCAAAGAGTTTTTGTGTATGCCGCTGATATCGAATTGGAACTTCACCAGTAAATAACTGTTCAAGCATACGAAGATGCTGCATAGTCATGGTGTAGTTGATGTATGATGCAGATGTAAAATCGTAGAGTTCGTTTAGACGAAGTTGATACCGCAAGTCAAACATATTAATGCTGGCTTGAGAATCTTGAAGTGGAAATATACGAGTAACACCTACAATTTCTGTAGCTACGTTGGCATTATCTCTTACACCAGTTAAATCAAGATATCTATTATCGACATCTTCTTGTGTAATTTCGTGGATGTAATATGTTTTCTGTAGACCATCAAAGTGATAGTCTTGAAAATATTGAAGAGCATCATCTACCCTATCATCAACTTGGTCATCATCTACATTTATGGATATAACAGGAAAACCTAGTTTTCTTAAACAATAATCTTTAAATTGTGCTCGATTAGATACAGTTGCCATATTAACCTCTTCCTAAAACAAAGCCTGCAGGCTGTTGTCCTTCAAAAAAATATTTTGTTGTTTGTGTAATTGGATTGTGATACCATTTTTTACCTAAACATTAAAGATATCCTGTATTTAGGTGATGAGGATATTGGTTTAAGCTGTAAATGTTCCTGAAGATGTGAATGTATGAATTGTATAACCACCAGCAGATGTTACGGTACCGCCTGTACCTTTTTGCCCGCCGAGGTAACGAATAATTACAATACCTGATCCTCCATTTCCACCAAAATTTGCGCTTCCGCCCCCACCACCAGCACCACCGCCGCCACCACCAGTATTCGCAGAAGAAGCAGAGCCGTCAGATCCAGTTGATCCAGCATTACCGCCGCCGCCATTACCACCAGTACCCGGTGAACCACCAATAGTTGCACCGCCGCCGCCACCAGCATAGAACACAGATGAACCAGATAAAGATGAAGCAACGCCTACGCCTCCATTGCCTCCGCCACCAGAACTACCATTTGCACCAGCAGCTCCGGCACCACCGCCACCGCCATTTTTGTTACTAACTGTTCCTGTTCCACCAGAAAATCCTTGACCTGCTGTTCCTGATCCTCCTGACCCGCCGCCATTACCGTCAGCCGTACCACCACCTCCAGATCCACCGTTTAAACCAGTAAATGGTCCACCACCGCTACCTCTAGCACCACCGCCGCCACCTAGTGCAGTTGTTCCAAAAGCACTAAACAATGAATTACTTCCAGTTGTTCCATCGGCACCACCGCTTCCGCCATTGCCTCCTGATCCTACTGTTACTGTGTAAGATGTTCCAGAAGGAACAGTTGTTGATCCCGTTAATAATCCACCAGCACCACCGCCACCACCACCTTTGTCATTTGATGCATGACCGCCACCGCCACCACCACCAGCAACTATTAAATATTCAACTGAGTAATTTAGTAAGTATTGTGTCCAAGCACCATTTTGATAAACTTCAAATTGGTTAATAGTAGTGTTGTATCGTGTTTGTCCGTTTACTGGTGATCCTGGTCTTTGTCCTGTTGTGCCAGAAGGTAACTGAGCAGCTCCTGTGGAAGAATCTTGTGTCACAAATGTTCCTGCAGCTGCAACTCCAGAAGCACCTGTAACACCAGTAGCACCTGCTGGTCCAGTTGGGCCTGTTGGTCCATTTGGTCCAGTAGGTCCTGTAACGCCAGTAGCACCATTAGGTCCTGTGGCACCTGAAATTCCTGAACCCGCTACGACACTTTGAAATATTGGCATTTTTTTCTAATTAACTTTTTGGATATTTATTCTTAACGGCTTGAATCTTCTCTGCCATTTCTTCAGGAAATACACCTGCATGAAACAGAGCATCAAGTTGGTCACCAATGGATGGGTATTCATTAACTCTATCATATTTGTATTGGTTTGGATCTTGCCATGCGTTGACCAAATCCATATCAATTTCTACTTGATTGCCATCAGCATCATAAGCTACATCACCAATGGTAGAAATAACATTTGAATATAGTTTTTGAATTATTTTTAATTGTTTCACAGTAATCATGCTGCAATTTCCATAAGAGTAATATAAGATGGAGAACTATCAATTTGAGCAATTATTGTTCCGCCATTGCTTGTTGTTCCACATTTTTGTTGTGTTTTATATGTTAAAGCAGAAGTGCTTGCTGGTGAATCTAGATAACTTAATCCAACAACCGCACTCATGTCGTGATAAGGATAACTACCGCCAGTTGGGTTTCCAGCAGTCTGATTCATAACCAATCTAAAATCTTTTGCAACAGAACCATTTCTTAATAGCTGAAGTAATCCATATTGAAAAGCAAACTCTCTGTATATGTATAGATTCTGGCTAATAAGAACTAAAATTTTACTTGATGTAGATGTTGGAGTAATAGTAGCAGATAAACCGGTATCAGTATATGTTGTAGAAGATAAAGATACTTGTGTTGCATATTCTACTTGCACCACCTGCAATACCAATCCAGGTACTCCAGAAATTTGACTATTAGTACCGTCTAATACAATGGACATTATTCAGCGCTCGCTAATTGTTCTTCTGTTGGTTGTGCCAATGTTGCATGAGTCCAAGATTTGATGTAATCACCACGGCCATCAGAATCATTCTGAAGCATAATAGTGCCACGA